ATTAAACGCTCTCTCTTCTAGAGATTTTAACTCTTTATTAACGTTAGCAAGTTGACTTGCGTTTGTTAGTTTCTTTTGTTTAATTCGAAGTATTGTAATCCTGTCAAATAATTCTCCAACAGATACTTCAATTGATACCATCATTTATTTTAATCCCGTTATCTTTAGCCCTATGCATGTGATGACTCCAGCGGTCCTTAGGGCTCAGTGTATATATGTGAATGTTCTCTGGAGCAAAGTAAACTTGTGACATATGCATAAAGCCACTGTCAACGCCAACATGATACGTTGCTTTTGACATAGCATATGCAATATGTTTTAAACTGTCTCTTAATAATATGTCTTTTGATTCTCCACCTACTACAACTATTTCGTAGTCTTTATACTTGTCTAATATTGTTTGACGTTGCTTAGGCTTAATCATACGCTTCTTAGATGTGCTATCAAATTGTACTGTAATAAACTTTTTAGGAAGTTTAATGTCTTGTGGTTCTGCTTCTAGTTGTGGAAAGTGTGTAAGGTACGGAGTTAGATCAACACCTTCTTTTGGTTCAAATCGTTGTGGATAGTCAGCATATATTTGTGCATGTCCATTGTATGTGCGTCTTACATAGTTTACAAAGTCTACATTATCTGTAGGCTCGCAGTCAAGGTGTGGCATAATTACAACACTTCCTATAGGAAATAAACTTACTATTTCTGGCCAACTTTCTGGCTTGTGTCTATTCCATTGATACTTTGTAAGATGTAAAGTTACAAGACTCTTTTCCATTAGTCCATAGTTGTATGATAGTAATACGCTGTGTATCCTATCACCTAAACCAGGTGCACCGTAGTGAAAGTTTTTCTTTACAGTACTGTATGCTCTCATTACTAAGTGTTTCAATTTATCACCTGCATTAAATCTTCAACATTTTCACCTTTTTGTGGTAATAGATCTTTTAAGAAAAAATGTATAAAATATGCTTTAGGTATTTGTGCATCGTCAATACCTTTGAATAATCCATTCCATCTCCAGTCCATATTAAGTGTAGGAATCTTTTCTTTCTTTACCCAATAGTTAAGTAACATTTGATCAGTTGACCATTTGCGGTACCCAATACCGTCAACAAAGTCTTTAAACTCTGGCCTACGTATAAACTGTTCTGCTGTTTGTCCTTGTAAGAATGGTAAAAACTTTTGACAATTAATAACCATCATTCCCATATTATAAAACTCAGCACCTCTATGATCCCATTTCCAATCTACGTCTGTAAGACTTTCAAATGCGGCTTTTGAATATTTTCTAATTTTGCTTTTGTATTTTTTAGCACAAGGTAGTTCACGTTCTGCTACAGCACCAAAAGCATATTCACTTGTTAAGTCTTCAAATATATTTGGTGCAGTTGGCCGAATATAAATGTCACTGTCAACTATTGCAACTTGATCATACTTGTGTAAATGTGTAAAAGCATTTTCTTTTTCGTATATAGGCATGTAACCAAGACGCTCAACTGCTTCTTTACTACGTCCTGTAACTGCCATATCAGGTCTAATTTTTAAGATTGGTTCATTTTGTACAATGTGTTCAATGCCGTATTTTGCACAGTATTGTTTTACGCTTTCAATACAATGCAAGTACAGTTTGCTTTGTGCGCCAACTGCTACTTGATAAATCATTCTCTTCATGATAGATCCTTTGTAAAACTTACGTTTGTTTTGTATGTAACTTTACTATACTTATCGAACTTCATATCCACAATTCCATCGCATAGCATCCAGTCTGCAGGCATTGCGCCGTTAGCATGTACCCAGTTTAATATTTTCTTTGCTCCGTATGGTGTGATACGATAAGCTCTAGCACCTTCATACCAGTTACCCGGAGGTATAGGTTTTGCTTTTTTAAATCCTTCAAACTTATATACATCACAGTCTTCATATTCACCCATTGGCTTTTTAAAAACAACGTCATGTTCAAATATACATATTGGTGTATTTGTTTCGTGGCATTTTTGCCACAACAAGTATTGGCTTAAAAAACATCCTTGCGTACCTGGTCGAGCAAGCAATCGCTCTGCTTTTTTATGTTGATATACTTTTAAATTACAATCAGCAAGGCCTTGTTTCATACCGTTAACACCTTCATATAATTCTAAGTTCCAACCATGTTTGGTTCCTGTTTCTAATGCACGACTAGCCATACTAACACTATCCGGATAACTTGGTAAGTAAATTATATAACCCTTCATTTTGCTAGTGTTACCCTTATTTCTTCCATTACTGTTTCGTACCAGTGTTGTGGTAACCATTTTAATTGTGCTTGTTTAAATTTCAAACCTTCTTTTTTATTACCCTTTCCTGTACTAAAAACATTATCTTTTTTAATACCCCAAGAGTTCCATTTGTAAGGAATGTGGTTATAAGTATTACCCTTATTTTTCCATTCTGCCATTACTTGTCTTAATACTACTTGGTCTACAAACCAATAGCACCCATTTTCAAAAGCAGTAGTCATTCTTCTAGCAAATAAGTTTCGCCATTCAATTCCTTTAGTACCAACGCCAGGACTTAATGCACTTGCTATAAAAATATGTTGTTCTTTTGGTTTAGGCATAACTCCTACATCTTTGGTTACTTCTTCAAAATCATATCCATGAAATCCATTACGTAGTATGCTATCACAATCAATTTGTAAAACTTTTTGATTTGCGTATGTAAATATTTCTGCCATTCTTATAAAACGTACACTAGCCAAATATGTACGTCTAGCAATATAATCTAAATCACTAGTTTTAAAGATGTTTATTCCTTCACCCATCATATTTTTATTTTTAGGTAAGTCTTTATAAAATTGATCGTTTATATCTTCCCAAGTATATGTAAATTTGTATCTGCCCATTAAGTCTTTTAATAGAGCGTGATCAATATTTCCTTCATTAATAATATGACAGTGTACGTGTACCCAACCTACTGTTCTATTAATACTTTGTTGTAGTGCAAATCCATGTCGATCAAAATATTCGTAATCACAACTAAAGTAAATTACGTTTGGTTCTTCTCTAGGACACATATGTCCTCTTAGTTCAGGAAGTTTAAACATCTATTGCTATCCCTGGTCTATATCCGATAATGGCATTCTTTTCTCCTCTACCAACTTTTCTAATCATTCTATAACCAAGTGGTGCAAGTATGTGTCTGATTGTTTCGGAGTTATGTCCGTAACGCATTGGATGATCTTTACATTCGTATAATATAATTGGCAAGCAACGTTTAATAGTTTCAATGCCGCCTTGTGCAACAAACGGCTCATAACCTTCTGCATCAATTTTAATAAAGTCGACATTTTCTAAATTATAAAAGTCTAATGGCATTACAGGTATGTCGCCGCCTTCAACTTCTGGGTGTACATGTGTACTAAAACTTTTATTTGTTGTTTTAATAGAAACATTTTGTTTATGTGACCCAAGTCCTACAGGATATGTTGTTACATTACCTACTGCACGAGATTCTAGATTATAATTCATACATTCGTAAATCTTTGGATTAATTTCGTATGCGTGTACATGTTCAAAACTTCTTGACATTTGAAACGCTGTAATACCCACATGTGCTCCAACATCAACTGCTACACGCCATTTAGCACAATAGCTCATTGCAGTCATTAATTCTATATTTTGGTAATTATTAATATCACCATTACCTTGTTTCTTTGCACTCTTTAAACAAATATCGTTTTTAAGTGATCGCCAACCGTCTATTTCAGTATACATTATTGTTCCACCTGGTATTTAAATGTTATTGACCACGCATCGCCATTTGCAAATTCATCTCTTTTAAATTGGCTGTATGCAATATGCTCTAACATTTCTGTTCTATCAAACCCATATTGTTTCTGCCAATGTTGTACTGCACTTTGACCTAGTACTTCAATTGGCTTGCCTAAACATAATGCTTCAACTACTGCCATACTATGATATGTAATTACCTTTTTAGCCCTTAACATCATAGGAAGTATTTCTTGAAAGCGTTGTCTACGCTTGCCTTCTTTTTCTCTTATAATTAATTTTTCTGGAAGACTATCATAATGTTTGATTGTATCTCTTCTCCAAGTATCATAATCTTGTCCTAAATATTTAAATATATTACTATCGTTAGGCATGACTAAAAGATTGTATTCACCTTCGTTATTCCAAGGTTGCCACAAACTTTCATCTATTTCAAGTTTCCATGCACGACTTTTACCTGGGATAGGTCGTACAGTTGTATTCTGTAAAGAGTTATAACTTATTCTATAATATTCAGGAGTTTTGTGTTTGTGATTACCAATGTATCCATTATCTAAATGAAAGAAATTTATACTAGGATCTTTACTAATAGCCTCAAATACCCAATCATCAAATGGGTGGCTAAATGCTAAGTATCTATCTTTTTCAATTTCTTCTGGATGTTCTATTGTTTTTACATCACAATGTTTATAAAGATACGAAAACAGTTGTCCACGTAATTCTTTAGAACGTTTCGGAATTTGAAATTTATACTGATGCATCTTCCATACCCGCAACCCTTAGCTTAACAACGTTTGTTATCTGCCACTGTTTTTGATCAAGTCCTTTTAATAAACCTAACCATTTATTACGAAGTAATGCAAACTCATTAATAATCTTTTCATAATCAACTACGTCTGCTTCGCCGTCAACATATTTTTCAACGTCTCTACTACTTAATGCACGTTGATAATTTTCAAGATATTTTTTAAAAAATGAACTACGCATTCTACGTAGTTCAATATTTAGGTAATTTAGAATAGCTTCAATTTCCTGAAGTTGGTTAAAACGTTGTTCAACGATGCCGGGCATTTCTGCCGCGGCACGTTCAACATTACCTTTTAGTCTTACTTCACTTCGGGCTTCAATAAGCTCGTCTTCAAAGAACTTAATTGCTCCTGGGATCTTATTAATATCTCTAGCTACTTCAGAGTAATATCCCATTTAATCTTCCCAATCATCAGCATCATCATCTACATCTTCTTCAAGATCTAAATAATAATTAATGGCTTGGTCCAATATGTCACAACTTCCTAATGCGTCTCTAAAACATTGATCATCAGCACCATAATCGGCACATGTATCTACAAATGTTTCAGCTGTTGACTCGATAGTTTTTTTATCTATACTATCTTTAAACGTACTCCACATATCAACTACAAGACTACTATCCATATACTTTACTCCTGTTCTAGTTCTACTGCTTCTGTAATGACCTCGTCGGTCATTTCATCATCGGTATTTACCACAGGTGCAGTTTTCTCGTTGTATTCTGACATAACCATATCAAGTTTAGGGCCTAACCATTGCTTGCGATAGTCAAGATGTTCTTCACCATTTAGATCAATGTACTTGAGTCGATTGCCTTGCTTAACTAACAAGTTCTTCTTCTCAAACAATTCAACTAGACCACTGTACGGATTCATACCAGTCTCATAAGGAATCTTCACTTGCACACCTTCGAAAGGTTTTGCATATCGAGTCTTCATTACTTTACAACCAGCACGTATTCCCATAACTTCTGAGATCTTGTTGCCGTCTAGATCTTCTTTTAACTTCATCTTCTTCATTGCAACAACAATGCTTGATGCATAGATAAAGCCTGCGCCACCACTAATTTTATCATCTGGGTCAAACATATCTTGCGATGCATATGTGTGGTTAGTACATACTAAGCCTACGTTAAGTGAGCCGATCATGTTAACAGTATTACGGACTAATGAAGTTAGTGCCTTAGGCTTACGACCCATATCACCTTTCATATCACCCTTGTTAAACTGATCAACGTCAGTAGGTGTTAGCAACATACCCAACGAGTCAATAACAAATAGTACTTTAGGACGATCTTCTACGTCCATTGCACGATAGTCTGTAACAAATGTTGAGATAGTTTTTGCCACATCGTCAATCATACTCATATTAAGTTTGAGTAACTTCTCTGGACTTGTGTCTACTTGTAGAGCTTGTAGCCAGCTTTCGTCAAGTGCATTTTCTGTGTCAATTAATACTACAAAAATGTCTTGGTCTTGTGCGTGTTTTATAATGTTTCCGGCGCAGAAATAACTTTTACCTGCTCCTGATTCACCTGCAAACACAGTAACCTTACCTAGCGGAACACCTTTGTGAAAGTCGCCACTAATAAGATAGTTTAGTGCATATGAGCCTGTGCTGATCCAATCTGTAGGATCGTTAAATCCACTACTCATACCTGTTATACTCTTTGTTAAGTCCTTACGGAATTTACTAACATCAAATGATTTAGCCATAGTTTCTCCTTTTGTAAAGCTAATGTAGGGGATATTTCACCCCTACAAATATTGTTTATTTTATGATGATTGACGTGATCTAATCATTGACAAAATGTCTTCAGCTTTGCCTGACGGAGCAGTTTCTGCAACTGGAGCCGCCGGAGCAGTTTCTGCTACTGGAGCAGGTGCCGCTACTGGTGCTGGAGTTACTGGTGCCGCCGGAGTAGGTGGTGCCGCCGGAGCAGGTGTTCCCGCTCTATTCTGTGGATCGCCTGTTCTTGCCGACATTCCCGCTGGACGGAAATATTGACCAAAACGTTCCATATCATATGCTTCACCATCAACTGATGCTTCAAACATTTCCTTCATAACTTTAACTTCAATTTCTGAAGGTTGCTTTGGAAGGAAGTCACTCATATTAAACAAGCCATGTGTATTAACTGCATTCATTTCAGCATCTGATAATGGACGATCTCTACGTGCCCAATTAGATGTTGAATAGTCTGCATAGCCACCTTTGGATGTTTTGTTAAGACGGAAGTCTACACCAGCAGTATAATCTGTTGGTAATTCTTCCATGTCTGGATCCATTAGTGCCGCTTTAATAATTTGGAAAATTTGTGGCCCAATAATAAATCTACGTACTGGATTTTCTGGAGTGGTGTCTTCATTAAGAGCATTCTCTGTAACAAACCCTTGGAATACGTATGAACGTTTTTTCCAATACTTACGACCCATGTCTTCTAAACTTGGATCTTTGAACCATGCACGTACTTCGTTAAGAATAGCACAGCTTTCGCCATACATTTCCATACACGGTACTTGTACTTGTACTGGACGTGAGTCTGTTTGACCCTTAACTCCTGCAAATGGAAGTTTGATCATCAAACGTTCTTTCCAAAAGAAAGTGTTTGTATCATCTCCATCTGGAAGGAATCTTAGAGTTGAACTCTGTCCTTCTTGCATGTTCCAAAATGGGTAAATTGCGTTGTCACCGCCTGAACGATTGTTACCGCCGGTGTTTGTTTCTTGCTCTTTGAGCTTTGCTCTGATTTCTGCTAGTGTTGCCATATTTATAAGCCTCCTATGTGTGTTTTGCCTTATAGCTGTTTTGTATTGCCTAAATGTGCATTACTTTATATATAATACACTATTGTACTTATAAAGTCAACCTTTATTTTGACTTTATTCTGAAATTTGGTTATCTTAGTCCTGCTAGGGTCTGGATACGTGCCATTTCAGCATCTTTCAAGCGTAATAAACTTGTCATTACTTCTTGAGCTTCATCAACCATCTCATCACCGTACTGTTTTTGTACTGCTGTTAAGACCGCTGTTTCACCTTTAGGGAAAGCATTGCTAGTATAATCGTACATACCTTTAATGAATTCATCTAATGGAATTTCGTTCTTTTGCTTCAATTCGTCACCTTTTCCGCCGTCGGCTCCGTCGTCTCCGTCGTCTGGAGTAATAGAGATTACTTTAGCTTCTCCATTAATTGGTTCTTTTGGTTCTTCTTTATCGCCAAATATTATATCGTATAATTTTTTTCCACCTAGTAATATTGCAACAACTATTGCACCCGGAATAGCATATTGTTTTGCAATGTCTGCAACTTTAGATAGATCTGGTATCTTATCTAGTGCGCCTGCCGCCATTGATTTAAGATCGTCAGCTGTTTGGCTAACCTTGCCGCCTACACTACTAATTGCGTCTTTGGCTTGACTCATTACTTCTCCGGCGTCATCAATAGCATCGCTTGCTTTACCAACAAGTTCTGCTCCGCCTTTAACTGTGTTTACTGCTCCTACTGCTAGGTCTTTTGTTGCAGTTGGATTGGCCGCCGCTGTTGCTCCAACAGTTGCTTTTATTGGATTCTTAACACTATATTTTAAAATTTCTTTTGCACCTGTCATCATACTTGGTAGTACTTTTGGTGCAATAAATCTTAATGCCGCTCCAGCCGCTGGAGCTAATAATGATAGTACTGGCAAAAATTCTTTTAGTTGTTGGTCTTCAGCTGTCATTTGTGTTTGACTTTCACCTGCTGGACTTTGTTCATGTTTTGCCTGTGAAATAATTGAATCTAATTTTTCAGCATATGCAGTCTGTGGATCAATAATACCTTCGTCTGCATCATGGATACCGTTGCCATTATTGTCAACCCAA